AAGAAGGAAAACAAGAAGGAAAACTAGAAGGAAAAAAAGAAGGAAAACAAGAAGGAAAACAAGAAGGAAAACAAGATAAATATTTTTTAATAATTATAGTTAGAGATAATTCGACTATAATTATTATATGTCTTTGGATATACATAAAAAAATAAAAGATAAATTAAAATTTTTTATAAGTGAGAATAAAATACCACATATTATTTTTTATGGTCCCTCTGGTGGTGGTAAACGAACAATTTTGAATGAATTTATAAATGATATATATGAGAATGATAAACCTAAAATGATCCAATATGTAATGCATGTAAATTGTGCGCATAGTAAGGGTATAAGATTTATACGTGATGAATTAAAATTTTTTGCGAAAACCAATATTCATAATAAAAATAATAATTTATTTAAAAGTATTGTTCTTTTCAACGCAGATAAATTAACGATGGACGCGCAATCAGCACTTAGAAGATGTATAGAACAATTTAGCCATACAACTCGTTTTTTTATACTTGTAGAAAATGAAAATAGATTATTGAAACCTATTTTATCAAGATTTTGTAATATTTATATACCATTACCAATTATAAATAAAAAAAAACAAAGCTTACACACCTTTAATAAAAAAAATATAAAAAACAACGAATATCTATTAAAACATAAATTATGGCTCAAACGGAATTTAATCAAAAAGACTAATTACAAAGATATTAAAAGTTGTAATGATTTTGTTGAAAAAATATACGAAAAGGGTTATAATGGTATTGATATTATAGACATAATTGACACCGAGAAAACGATAGAAAAAAAAAACAAATATTTATATTTGATTTATTTTGATAAAATTAGAAGTGAATATAGAAATGAGAAATTATTCATGTTTGTAATATTAAATTTATTTTTTATGCGGAAAAACTTAAATTTAGAAAATATTTTAGAAATGTAAATGGACGATTATAATGTTAATGTTTTATCTGAAGCCAAAAACGAATATTCATCTAGACTAGTAACCATATTAACACCTTTGATTATAGAGGGTATTAAATCTATTTTTAATGAAGCAAGTAAATTATGTTTAGATAATGACGAAGAAGACAAATATTTAATGACATTTCAAAATTTTCTCTCCAGAGTTCCCAAATGGAATTCTACTATTATAGATGAAGAAACAAAACGAATTGTTACCCAAAGTAATTGTAGTTATTTAGAAGATTTATTAACCTGTGTCCATATAACACAATTAAAAATTTTAACAAGTATTAGAGTATCACAAAAACAAAAAAAAATAGATATTGATATTCCAAAGTTGAATACATTTATCCACAGATGTTATATTTATTATGCTAGAAAACTTTATTCAAATGTTTATTTATTTGAAAGTGATATTTTACCTTTGAATTATCAAAAAAATATGAGAGAAGCAGAATTAATGTGTCAAGAATCTGTATTACAAGTAATAAGAGAAAATATGCCGGTTGAAAAAATATTGAGAGCATATATCGACGAAACGGTAGACGAGGAAATAATAGAAGAAATTATTGAAAAACAAGTTACAGAACTTGAAAAGCAAAAAATAGAAGAAGAATTAGAAACAGTAATTAAAGACGATAAAAAGGATGGAACAATAAAAAAAAGTGAAGATACTATTGTTCTTGAAAAGCCTGATTTGGAAAAGGAAAAGGTTATTGCTTCTGCGTTGAAAACAGATTCTATTATTAATAAAATAGAAAAAGATACCTTGGACGGACCAAAAGAAAACAATATCAAATTAACTATTGAAACACCCATAGAAAAACTCGAATCAAAAAAAGAAGAAGTAGTAAATAGATTGTCTTTTAATGATACAGATAGTGTTGTTAATTATGATAAAAAAGCTTCCCCATCCAATAATCCTCCACCCGTTAAATTTGAAGCACCCAAGACTTTAGAAAGATTGGAAAAAATTTCTTTTGTACAAAATGAAAAGAGAAAGGCAGAAGAAGCGGACGACGAAGATGATGAAGATAAATTAACTATTTTTGGTGATATTAATTTAGAATTGGATGCGATCGACGTCCAAAATTTAGATAAAAATTTAAAATTAGAACCAGATCCTATATTAAACGATATTGAAATCCTCGGATAATGCGTTTTATTTATATAATTATTTATGAATTATTATATAAATGTCTAATTCAATATTTGTTACTGGTCTAGCAATAGCATGTGCTTACTTACTTTTTAGATTTATAGAAATGCGTTTTATTTTAAAAGAAAACAAACCATTAAAGGTTTTAACTAGGGATACGTTAGTAGTATATTTGAGTGTAATTTTGGGAAATTTTGTTATGAGTCAAGTTGGTGGATTTGATATATCAAAGGCAGTTCCTCAGGTATTCACCAATAATCCTGATTTTTAATTAGGATTTAATTAGATTTACTTTCCAAGATGATATAGATTTAATAACAATAGAATTATCAATCTTATTTTTTAGAGAAATTTTTTGACCTTTAAATCTTGAACCTGTTTTAATCCATATATTTTGATAATGTTTTAATGTTTGATTACCATCATCAAATGTATTAATTTTAAAAAGTAATGAGGGTGGTGAAGAATCCATTATATATTAATATTAAATTATTTTTTTAATATTAACTTCAATTTTACATTATCATCGAACTCATATTGTCAATGTTGATAATTTTTTGTTTTTTAATTTTTTTCTTTGAACTTACAAAATTTTTGAATAGTGGCTTATCTAATTGTTTTTCAGGAGTATGATTATGTACAGTTCGAACTATCATTTTATAAAGTTTGAATTCAGGATATCTTTCCTCTCCATTCTTTTTATAAAGTATATTTCTTCCCTTATCATCTTTTGTCCATTCAATAATTAATTTTGCGATAGGATTTTTACAGTCTTTTTGATCTTCTGAATCTTCTATAAAGTAATCAAATAGAGAGCAACCAAGCCTACACAAATCAAAACTTTTATTTGCTTCTAATCTTGGTTTTTTTTCATCAAAATAAGGTTCAAAATTATATTGTGTTGCTGCGTCACCTTTTGAATGATAACTATCACTACATATCGTTTTTCCTTTATAACTATAAATAGCTCTTCCAAAATCGATTATTTTATAAATTTTTCCATGTGTTGGAACTCTATAATAAGTATTATTGAATTTATAATTCAAGAATTTCTTATCAGTTGAGACATACATTACATTATTTGTATGTAAATCGTTGTGTGTAAAATTAAATATTTTTTGATATGTTAGCAACATCATAATAATTTGAAATAAACAAGATTTCCATTCATTATCTGTCAATTCATTTTCTTCATCGTCTAATAAAGAATCTAATGTATTTTCAAGCTTTTCAAGACAAATAATTTGTATAGGAAAATTAAAAACACTAGCATTAATTAGTTCATTATCCGTATCCATACTAGAATATTCACTCATTTGCGAATTAGATACTTCATCTGAATTATCACTATATTCACTAGAATTCCCAGAAAGACTTTCATCTGTATTTGAAGATCTTGATGAACAAGTAGACTCACTTTTTTTAGCACTTTTATCACCTTTGTTGTTTGTTTTATCTATTTCAACAGAATATTCTTCTTGTATGGAATTATCATGTATTTTTAAATTTTCACTTGTTAATTTAAACATTCCTTCGAATATATTATCATTTATGGTCTCACAATCCAAAACAATATCTTCAGTATTATCGAGAGAAATTTTTTTCCTGTAATTTCTTGTATCACTAAATAAATTCTTTTCATCTATTTCATCTAAATGGAAAAGTGAATTATTTTGTTTATGAAAATATGGAGAATCATACAAATATTCTAAATCATCATAAACATTAACTTGAAATTCTTTTTGAATTGCTAAAAAACTTCCGAAAAAATTAGTACCGTGGACAAATCCTGAATTATTTAACAATTTAGAAGATAAATAAGAGAAAAAACTATCAACATATGCTGAATTATTGTAATCTTTTACTTTCTTACAACATTTATCATTTGATATACTAGGTAAAGAAGATAGAGTATCCATATCTTTATATTTTCCTACCATTAACTTTATAGGATCTAAAAGTGGAGAGAATTTAAAAAATGATTCACAGCTATGAATAGTATCTGTTTTACAGTCCTTTACCTTTATTGTAAAATTATTGTTATTTCCACGATTTGTTATTTGATTTATACTATATCGATTATTTAGATTGATATTATTATAGTTATTTTTATCTAAATCAAAAAATCTAGAATAAATAGGAATATAATTTTGTGGATTTGAGAATCCATTTTTTACTAAATAATTAAATAAAGTACTGTTGTCATTTTTTCTATAAAAGAGCTCAAACATTAAAATTAATATATACATTTTTTATTCTATTTAAACTAATTTATGCGTAAAAATATTAAAAAATAAGTGAAATAAATTATTATAAGAATGAATTTAGAACTAAAAAAGTTTGATATGAAAAATATTTCATTTAAGGTAAATGAAAATCAAGGACCTGTTATTGTTTTAATAGGTAGAAGAGATACAGGAAAAAGTTTTTTAGTAAGAGATTTGCTATATTATCAACAAGATATTCCTATAGGAACTGTTATTTCAGGAACAGAAGCAGGAAATGGGTTTTATGGATCGATGGTTCCTAAATTGTTTATACATGATGAATATAATACAGCAATTATAGAAAATATATTAAAAAGACAAAAAATTGTAATGAAGCAAGTTAAAAGAGAAAAGGCAGCTTATGGTAGATCAAATATTGACCCTAGAACATTTGTTATTTTAGATGATTGTTTATATGATAATACATGGGCACGTGAAAAATTAATGAGACTGCTTTTTATGAATGGTCGTCATTGGAAAGTTATGCTTATAATTACAATGCAATATCCACTCGGTGTTCCTCCTAATTTAAGAACAAATATTGATTATACATTTATTTTGAGAGAACCTTATATCGCAAATAGAAAAAGAATTTATGAAAATTTTGCTGGTATGTTTCCAACATTTGAAAGTTTTTGTCAAGTTATGGATCAATGTACAGAAAATTATGAATGTTTAGTTGTAGCAAATAATGCAAAATCAAATAAACTCGAAGATCAAGTTTTCTGGTATAAAGCTGTCGCACATAGAGATTTTAAATTAGGTTCAAAGGAGTTTTGGGAAATGTCAAAAGATCTTGATTCAGATGACGAGGACCAAGGTACAGCGTTTGACCCAAGGGGTGGTAGAAAAGGGCCAGCTATTAACGTAAAAAAAAGTAAATGGTAATGATTTAATATTAAATATATAAAATCATTAATCTTATTTAATTAATCTTTATTTGATTTATCTTCTTGTTTCTCTGAAATTTCCACCTTAATATTTTCTGTTTCAGTATTTCTAGAGGCATTTGTCAATCCTCTATTAATCGCATCTTGAACGGCTGCTCCTGTAGGGACATTACCACCTTCAAAAAGTTCTTTACGAATATCTGCCGATGTTACCTCTTCTTTATTACCAAGAACACTTTCTATTGTATTATTTATACCTACAAGTTGCCCGTCTTTATTAATATTTTGTGTCAGTTTATTACCTGTTTCTTTGGCTAATTTCTTATTTTCTTCAATAGCCGATTTTTTTGCTTCTAATACACGTTTTTCAAATTGCGTTTTAGCAGCTACTTCATTTTTATTTTTCTCATTCATTAATTGATTTAGTTCCTCTTCTAGATACTCAACACGACCGGTCTTGTAAGCTTCAGGTTCCCAAGGCATCCACATTCCAACAGGACCAACATAGACATTATGATTGGGATCAACTTCACGTAATAATTTACAACGCAATTCCGCTTCTTGTTGAGTAGAATACACACCCCTGATTTTCAATCCTCGGGTACTGGTTTGAAATTGTTGTTCTGTATTAAATTCATCTTCAATTCTATCTTCATTAGCATCTAGAAAATTTTTGTATTCATCTCTTACGTAATTTGTAGTAAATGTTTCCTTTTCAGTTTTTGTATATTCTTGAAAATCTTTCATCACATCGTCAAAATTAATGCTATATTTATATGACAAGAAATTAATGAATTGTGTAAATTTTTGCACGCTTTTTGTAAAATCATAGTGTTTTAGGAATTCTTGAAAAAAGTAATGATTTTTCTGCTGTAAAATATTTTCAGGACTTACAAAACTCACACAAACAAATTTTTGTCCGGAGAGCGGTTTATCCTCTTCCAATAAATCCACATATTTAGGATTTACAGTTCCATCAGTAGTTTTTTGATATACACAACCAGGTTTTGACATATTATACTATTTTAACGAGAATCATTTTTAAGTTTTAATTTTAATATATATTTTTTTTTCTTATTATTATTTATAATGCTTCAAAAATTAATGCAAATGTTAGATTTAGGAGAACTTATTCGCAGAGCCGTCAAATACCTTGTAGAAGGTGTTATGGTTGCTATTGCCGCATACG